CAACGCTCCCACATCAGCGCCTTCTGCGTCTCGCTGTAATAAATCCGGCGTCGCTGTTTCATTTGCAACACTCCTGCTGCTTACGCAGTCTTCAGTGTGTTGCATCCACCGGTTGAATGCGCCGATTACATCCTTCGCTGAGTTCACGCCGATGATGACCGGCCGGAACGAGGCGCGCGTGCGTCGCTGTGGTTTCTTCGTCGGCCATACGGGGTTGCGCCTGCCTGCGACAGCTGACTCACCCTTGATAGCCCATACCCGGCGGCCAAGCCGCGCCTTCGAGAACTCGTAGACCTTCTGCGTATGGCTGCCGCCCGAGTCGTGACATACAGCCATCGCCTCGAAACCACGGCCATCGGCCCGGTACCAGATACGCTTGAGGAAAGCATCCAGCCGGTCCCAGGGGTCCGGCGTTTCCATATCGCCCTCGATGACTTCGTAGGCAATGGACCAGCTTTCTTCATTTCGGCCCCAGCCGACCACCTCAACCTCAAAGCGATCGCCCTGCGTGTCGACGCCAACGGTAACCACAGCGACGCCGTCAGGAACTTCAGCGCTCCAGACCTCCCCGCGAGCGACCAGTCGGTCTTCTTTCAATGCACGATCGCCGCGGTCTTCATACGTCTCGCCGAGCGTCGTATTGATGAAGGTCTGGCGCTCGAGCGGGTCGTCTTTGACCTCAAGCCATTCCGCAACAAGATTGCGCCAACTCGCATTTGGAAACAGGCTATAAGCCGTCCAGATATGAAAGCCGGCGTGCCCTGCAAACGGCTTGGCTGCTCGCCACTCACCGCGCGCAACCATATCTGGCTTGTCCGAATCACGGATGATGCAGCCGTTGTGTTTGCACACGTAGTAGACCGTGTCCGGAAGTCCGACGCCGTTTTCATCCTTGTCCCACTTCATCCCGTGCGGCGTGTCCGGTCCGCCCCATTCGAGAACCTGGAATTCCCCGCAGTGCGGGCACGGAACGTAATAACGCCGTTGATCGCTGGTCTCATAGCTGCGCTCGATGCGGCTATATCCCTTCACCGTCGGCGTGCTGCCGAGAATGATCTTGCGGTTCCAGAACGACTCGGTCCGCTTCACACCCAGCTTGATCTGATCACCTTCTTTGCCCGCACCCTGTACAGGGTAGCCGTCGACCTCATCGAAAGAAACGATGCGCGCCGTGATCCGTCGGAAGCCGCCCGGGCTATTTGCGCCAACGAACGAGATTGAGGAGCCATTGCGAAAGACCCGTTTGAGGATCTTTTGCTTTGCATCCTTCTTTTTCAGATCGCCTACGATTTCCGCGATGACAGGCGTGTCGCGCAGCATCGGCTCGATTTCGGTCGTGCTGTAGTCCTCGGCGTCCTCAACTCGTGGCTGAACCACCAGCATCGGTGACGGGTCTTGGTGGATGAAGTATCCGGCGACGTGATCCAGGATCTTTGTATAACCGACCCGTGCCGACTTCTGAACCGTTATCCGTTCGACCGATGGGTCGGTAACCGCGTCCATGATCCCGTTCTGATACGGGAATGCGTAGAACTTGCCAGTCTGTGCGCTGGTTTCACGCGACAGTACTGCGTACTCAGCGGCCCACTGGCTTAACGTCAGCTTGGGCGGCGGTTGAATGTTGCGCCGGCGTGCAGCCAGCAGTTCACGCTTTAACGCGTCGTACCCGGTGGCATATCGCCGCGCTTCAGCGTGCGACTCCATCGCAGGTCAACTCCTCGAGCGCTTTAACGATGATTTCGTGAAGTGCGTCCTGCACCTCAACTGCGGTTTTTAGCAACTGGATCCGTGGCGCCTGCTCGGCAGGGATCGCAAGAAGCTTCGTCCGGACCTTGGCGTACTCGTCGCCAACAGCCTTCGCAACGTCAGCGACGGCGACGACCAATCCCGCATCTTTGTCGTACTCAAGTTGAGCCTGCAGCGCCAGGTAGTTTTCCTTTACGCGCTTGGCTTCGTCGATGTTCATGTTCGCGCCGGTCGCAACCAGGTGCCGGACCGCAGCTTCCGCTGGCGTCTCATCTTCCCGGATTGTTACCTTCGACTCGCGACGGGTAACGCGCTTGCCGATCGGCGCCGGCTTGTTACCTTCCGCGCCAACCGAGGCAGCCTGGGTAACAGAATCGACACCAGCACGACGGTAACGCGCAAGGTTCGAATCCGACGCATCGACATCGATGTCATCGCCCGCAAACACAAGCCAGCCGCGCTCTTTCCATTTCGTGACCGTCTTCCGACTGACGCCGTGACGCTTCGCGAAATCGCTTTGGTTCATGGTTGGCTCTGTTACCTGTTACCCAAATTTCAAAAGTTTGTAGCTAGAGAAATACCGCGGTGCGCAATGCCCCCATTGCAGGGGTGGTCCGGAAGGGGACCCATCCGAATCTGCACCATCCCTGTGCGGCAGCGTTCCTCGGATGGTCCTCACAACCCCATCGCCTTGACGTCCCACTCGTCATCGCCGCTCGCGAGAAAAGCCGCCAGCGTCTTTCGATGCGTGTTCACCCAAACGTCTACTCGAACGGTTCCGTCGGCGTTGTAGATCACGGACGCATGCTCGCGTAGATCATCAGGAATCTCGACATCTGCATGGATATAGGCGCGCCCGAGCGTGCCCCGATGTCCCGACTCACGCACAGGCCCTTTGAGGCGAACCACGTTGAGCCATCCGCTGTGGAAGACGCTTTGCCGCTGCCCGCGCACCGAACGCATCGATTTCAGAGCTATGTGGGCGAACACCTGCATCGCGCCGTTCCTCGACTTAGTACGATGTTGGCTGAGCTACCGCGCGGGTGAGCGCCATGAAGCCCTGCTGCAAGTGGTCATCGGCGAGACAGACCCAGCGGAACGGCCCATCAGCGTGGCCGCCATAGATCGCGCCCGCGATCATCTCGACCGGCTCACCGGGAGCAAGCGGCATCACCTCAACAACTGGCATCACCGTTTCGCGAACCGCAATCACCAACGCGCGGGTTTCTTCTGCATGAGCCTTGATGCGGTTCATCAGGTCAATCTCGACTTGCGAGAGGTCGCGATAGCCTTTGATGTACTTGTGTTGGTTGTCCATCAGCGCGCCTCGGCTTTCGTGACATAACGGCGGACGACATCGATATACCCGTCGGCAGCTTCTTCGAGTGCGAGCGACCGAGACTCTTCGGCGGATTTAAAATCGGCCGGGCGACTGCGAACGTCCATTTCCCACAAGATGAAGGCCGCGCGCAGTTGCGCGAGAGTGATCGTTTCCATTCTGTTCCTCGGTTATCGGGCCGTCTTCATCGCCTGCGCTACTGCCTCCGCCATGTCGCGGTCGATCCACTTGTTGACGATTTCTTGCGCGCGCTTGCCCCAGTTCAACTGTTTGTTGACGGGGAGCGCGTCGCCGAACCGCACGAGCAGTTTGAGCTTGCCCGTCGTATTGGCGCCTTTTGGCATGTCGGGGTGCTTGCCGCGTAGCAGCTTGTTGCGTTGACGAACCGACATTCCAGCGCCGAGCTGTGCGTCCCTGCCGCGCAGAAACGGACGTTGCCAGATACCGTTGATGACTTCGCCGTTCTTCATCTTCACCGGGCCGATGAACACATCCGGCTGACCCTTCAGCTTGGCTAGCGTGCCTCGACTCAGTTGCCCGTACCGATTGAGCTTGATGCCTTTCGGATTCAGCAGCGCGCGGCTGTTGAGCTTGTGGACTCCACCTGTCTCGTACGGCTGCAAATAGCCGGCGGCGATGTCCTTCATGTAGACGACAGCAGTCGGCGCGTTCTTGCGCGCCTTACGCAACCCGACAGAGTTCTGCGTGAACGGCGTCGGATGCTCGAATGTCGCCCGGATGTTCGCCTGTTCCGCTTCGGCGACACGCTGGGCTGTTCTATTGATCCCTTGCGCAACGGCGAATGGGAGTTGCTTTCGCGCGAGGTCATGCAGTTTGCTCTGAAGCGAGGCAGCGTTAGTTCTGACGGATACCGAAATCATGTTCTATCGTGCATGCGCGCCGCCTGGGTGGCCAGCCTAATCCTGTTTATCCATCGGGTTGCAGCGCCGCTCGCCGTTCACTAGCTCTCTTGCATACCCCCATCGAATCGCCCGGAGACGTCGATCAACCAGTCGGCCCATTGGGTGAGTGCGTTTGCGCATGCAAGGTGCCACGAAATGGACCCGCAAATACCAAAGGTGAGCGTTTCCAGGAGGTCGCTCATTTCGCCAGCGCGCGAAGTGCTTCGATCCGCGCAATCATGGAAGCGCGCAGCGCCGGATCAATGACGCGCATGCGGTCAAGGTCCAGCACCAGGCTGTCAGCGAGTTCCTGAGCGCTCATCGAAAATCCTATCCTTCCATTACTTACTCATCTCGCGAGAACAGCGCCTCGGCCGCTTTGCGTGCCGGGCTCCATGTTTTTGCCGAAGTCTCATCAACGAGGAACTGCTCAAGCGTGCGGCGCGCGGGCTTGGTTTCGCCGGCCGGAGTGCGGCGGCCGGAGTCGGACAAGGGGCGATTTCCCATCTCACGCAACTCTCTGATCGTCGGCGTTCTGCCTGCCGATTCCGCGCGGCTGCGCTCCAGATTGGCTAACGGATCTCCCCCGAACGAGCCTGACTGGAAGGTAGCGGAACGGGCCATGGCGTAAAAATGCAAAAAGCCCACGCGCGGCGGGCTGGGTCCGGGAAATGCTGAATCGTGGTCATGAGCGCCTTGACCATGTCAGAATCGCGTTACCACACGCTCAATCCCGCAATGATCAAGGCGACCCATGACCGGCTCTACAGACCACCGCTTCTATGACAATCCGAACGTTACAGCCCAACTGGACGCGTTCCTGAAAAACTCGAACTACTTTCACGACGTCATGAAAAGCCAGCGTGAGGCTATGGCCGCGCTGCTCGCTGACTTTCTGCAGCTGCTGTTGCAATCCTCAGTGCTAGAGCCCGCTGCGCTCGCAGCTCGGCTCGCAGAGATGGACCGATCCACGGGTCATCCAAGTGACGACTCCACTCGTCGCGTCCTGATTGCAGCGATTCGAGATCGAATGCAACAGAGTGAACGCGAGAAAGCCGCTCCCGATACCGACGCGTAGGATGCGAGCGGCACTGACGGTCAAGCTCGCGCTGAGGAAGTTTCGCCAGATTCAGTCGAGCAGCCGCAAACCTACGCATGCAACAAGCTCCTGCACGTTGTACCAATGCAAAAAGCCCGCACATTGGCGGGCTTCGGTTTCACTCGACGCACCTCTCCCCCGAAGGGAGAGGTCGCGCACTTAAGCGGTATCGGTAATCTGTGTCCAAATATATCCGATTTGCACTCGGTTTACAACTAGCGTGACGGAATTTTTTTCACGATCACTTAGGCGGGCTGATGATCTTTCAACCAGTCGCGCAATGCATCATTCATGCGGGTCTGCCATCCATCGCCCGACGCCTTGAATGCTTCCACGATGTCCGCATCGTATCGAACGGAAAGCAAAACCTTCGGCACATCGAGACGCGGTCGACCACGGCGCTTCATCGTCTTGAAGTCCTCGTCGGACACCTCGTACGTGTCCGGATCCGCAGCGATGCCGCGGTTGATTGCTTCATCCTCTTCGGGCGTCGGCAGTTCGAGCACGCGGCCCGACCGCGTCTTAATCGTATTGGGCATAGTTGCGCACCTCTCGGTTATTTGCCTTGCGCAGGCTGATCACATGCATCGTCTCGCCGCGCTGTGTGAAAACTACGCAGTACAGGCGCGTGCCGATCGCAGCAAAACCGACTTCACGCACTTCCCGGTAATCGTAGCGAGCATCGACATAGGACATCACATCCGACCAGTCGATCATTGCTGCCACTTCGAGCGACACGCCGTGCTTCGCGATGTTCGCTTCGTTCTTTGCGGGGTCGTATGTGATGTCCATGTGAATAATTGTAGCTACACTTATTGGACAGCGCAAGTATTATTTGTAGCTACATCAACTCGCAACACAGTTCCACATTTCGCTGATGCTCTCGATCGCGCGCGCCGCCGAATCGCAGGCGTACTGCATCGTCAAAGTGATCTCGCACCCGGTGCAATCGATGCTCGCAACCCAAGAATCGAACTCAATCTGATCGTCACGCGGCACGCCGGCCGCGCCACCGCAGAACTTGCAAGGATCAAGCTTCATGCTGGCACCTCGGCGGGCACTTCATCGCCGAACTTGGAACTGACATAGCAGCGCATGGCAGCAACGAGCGGCGTCGCGCCAATCTGCCAGTGCTTGCCGTCCAGTACTCCACCATCGAAATGGGTTTCGGCGTTCAGATCTGTGGCGGCGCACCAGCTATCGCTCAGCCAAGTTGTGACGCCAATGCGTTCGCGTTCGATGATCGGGCCTCCGTGCGCCCAATTGGAAGACGGCTCGAAGTAGCGCGCGCAATCCCATGATCTTTTCGCGATCGACAGCCGACCAAGTTCATTAATGCCGGCGTTGCCCCAACTGCCTGGGTTTGTCGTGTGGCACTTGCCTTCGGCGCGCGCAACCCACAGGTCGAGCAGCGCGCCGCCCAAGTCGCTCGCTTTCATGCGACCTCCCGGATCGGGCTAACTGTGATCTTGCTGCGGAGTCGGTCGCGTTCGTCGCGGCGCGCTTCCGCCAACTTGCCGAGCAAACCGCCGATCGCTTTCTTCGCGTGCGCCAGCGCCATCAAGAACGTTGAGTCGCTGACACGCGGCAATTTCAATTTCCGACAGATGACAGGCGGGCTCATACACTGCACGTAATGGAAATTCAGCACATCGCGGTCGAATCGCATCAGACGCCTGAACGCCTCCTGCACCAGCTCCGCATCATCGAGATCGACAAGCATCGCGTCAACCGACCGCGGCTCGTGGTTATCGCCAACGTATCGACCTTCCGCAGAGCCGATCACTGAACCAGCGGCCGAGCCATAGCGTTGCGCCTTGGCCCAGTTCTCGAGTCGTTCGTCGAGGTCACCCTTATGCTTCATGTCGTTCCCGTAGCGTGAATGTGATTTGCTTGTGATGGAATGCAGAGGCGCAATGTCGCCCGCGTCGCTCACAGCAACTCCTCAGATTGCTTCCGTCGCAGCGTTTCGTAGTCGCCCACAATCTCCGCCAACACCGGATTGTCCGCATGGACCGATTGCTTGAGCATCTTCAGGAACTTCAGCTTCTTCGAAATGGTGTCATCCGTCTGCGCAGCGAGCGTTAATGCGTCGTTCCTTCTGCGATCCCCGATGAACACTCGCCACTGTTCATCGCTGCACGAGTATTGGAAATAGCCGCCGCCGGTCGGCACCGAGCGCGTCAGGGCGCCCCGCTTAACTAACTTCGGTATCGACGCCTGCACGCGGTCGACATCGATGCGTAGGCGCCGGGCTATTGGCCCGCTGCCTAGCTTGCTCTGCGTGTCGTGAAGCAGTTGCATGACTGCGAACGTGATTGGCGGGGACATCTTTATCAAAGCCTCAAAAGGGAATATCAAGGCGCGCGGGCAATTGCGGGCCCTGAGTTGCGAGTTCATAAGCTCTGCGTTCGTCCGCCCATCGCGCTAGATCCTCGTCGGTCGGCAGCTCCTCGGGTATGAACCAGAAGTCGTCATTCCGCTCCAGATACCAGCCGCGGGCTTGCAGCCATCTGTCGAAGGCAACGTGCACGCCGCAGCGGTATGTGTCATCGTCGGAGCAGTCGTCGAGCATCAGGCCACCACCCGGCATCAACGACTGATCGGAAGCTGCGACCATCCAGCGCAAGAAGCAGCCAGAGGTCCCGAGACTTGTAGACCGCTTCTCGACAAGGAGCAGCGGAAACGTCGCCCGGATGTCGGCCATCAGCTTGTGGATTGGCATCATGTCTGCGGCTTTCATGCAGACTCCTCAGTTTCTTCTTTGTCGGGCCGGGATTCCCAGTCTTCGAAAGTAAGCCTGTCGTCAGTTCGTTCAGCTCGCTCCCCGGCACGATAGCTCGCATCAAGTTGCCCTCGAACGTCATCAACTGTAAATACGTCTTTCATGCTGTCTCCCTCGCAACAGCGGAAAATTGAAATGCGGGCCTCGGTTGCCAGTCCGCCTTCTGCTTGAAGTGCAACGAGTCCTTGTCGAACCAGAGGCGCAACGCACCCTCATAACCGGTCGCACGTTGCTTATGGCAATACAACCGCGCGTCTTCATCATCTGGGCACCTTGATGGGTCAAGCTCTTTTTTCTTGTTGCGCCACACCGTGAAAACATTATCGGCAAGGTCGGAGATAGCACCAGTTCCCTTGATGTCCAGCTTGCCGGGGGCTTTATCTTCCGACTCGCCTTTACGTGCGTGCGCGATCAGGTGAACGTGGACATTGAAGTCGTTCTTGAAATCACAGAGCGCATCGATGAACTGCTTCTGCCCCTTGTAGTCATCTTCGGCAATACCACACTTCATCAGTGAGTCGATCACGAAGTGAGTCACGCGATAGCGCTTGGCGGCGTACTTGAACGCGTCCAGAAGCTTCGTCTGGTCGACACTGCCCACGTGGTCATAGAGCCAGAGCGAGCCCGTCATCCATTCATTAGCGGCAGTCACGAACTGGCGCGTTGCCCTGTTCGTCGCACAAGCCTGCACGGTCATGCGGTACAGCAGCATCTTCGGCTTGATCTCGCCGGAGAAAATACATATCCGGTTCTCGTTCTCGATCAGGTTCACCAGAACGTTTCCGAGCAGATCGCTCTTTCCGTGGCCATTGATGCCAGTCCAGATCGACAACTCCGCAGGGCGAAGGCGAACGCGCTCCTGCCATGCAGGCCACGGTAGAGATGCGCCGGTGTGACCAATCGGGGCACCCGTGAACATCTCGTACACGTCTTCAAGATAGGCGGCTGGCGTCTTGAGGTCGGAGCGCTCAATGCGCTGCGCCGAAGCTACCGCCTCCAATATCTCTGCCTGGTCGACGCCCTGCTGGAGCGCCTCATTCGCGTCCTTAAGTCGATACGACACGATCCGGCAGCGCTCCAGTCCGAGACGCGCTGCAACCTCCGCAACGCCCTTCTTTCCGGCTTCGTCGTTGTCGAACCAGAGAAATATTTCCTGGAAGCGCTCCATGCGTTCGAAATCTTGATCGATCCATTGGTGAGCACCAGCACCCTGGTTGATCGACAGCGCCGGCAGCCCGTACTGATAAAGACTCATGGCGTCAAGCTCGCCTTCGACGATGATTACTGCCTTCGTATCATCGGGGATCAGGTGCCATCCAAAGAGGCACGGTTCGGCACCGTCGGATTGAGTGATGTTTTTCTTTCCGTTTGCCTTGCGCTCAAGCATCAGATGCTTAACGTTCACGAGGCCATCGTCCCGCAGGAACGGGAAAACGATCGCGTCGTCTTTCTTCGACGCACCGACCTTGAACGCCTGAATTGTTTCGATCGACAACTTGCGCTCGTCGGTAAGATAGGCCAGAACCTTGCCAGCAGGCTTCGTTACCGGTGTCTTAGCTGGCTTCGCGTATTCCTTCTTCGGCCCTGCGAACTTCGGTTCCACAATACCAAGGTAGTCGCGAGCAGCTTCGTAAGCGTGTCTCTTTGAAAGAGCCCGTGTTGCAGCCCAGAGGTCGATCAAATCGCCGCATTCACCCGACGCAAAGTCCTTCCACACGCCTGCCTTGTTGCCGGTGATCCTAACTTTCAGCGACTCTCCAGCTTCGCCCCCAACGCTGCCCGCGCACCACTCGGGGCCTTGGCGCTTGCCATTGGGCAGCAGCATGCCTGCGACGGCCTCAGCCTCAAGCGCCAAACGGTCCGAAACCTCTTTCCAGTTGCTCATTTTCAGTTCTCGAATCGTGCGTCGTCGTTAGCCAGCGTGCCTTTGCTCGTCAATTCGCCTAGGTACTGCTCGAAATTTGTCGAGTTGAAAAGCGTTTTGGGCCGCAGGTATTTCGCCCATTTCGTGCTCGCCGACCATTCGTCGGTCTTGACGTCGATCACGGCCTTGACCTGATCAATCGTCACGCCTGAACTCAGCCGGCCACGAATCAATTTCGCGTTGGACTCGACCATCCGGAACGACGAACGGGTTCTTTCGTTGAGGTAGTCGAGGATGTCCCGGACGGACTGGTCGACCTGCACCTCATCGCCTCGGTCCTCCGCTTCGTCGGACTCATCGTCTGCATCGTCGGGCCTGCCCGACAATGGTTTTTTATTCTTCTGCTCTTGCTCCTGCTCCTGCTCTTGGCTTGCAAGGGGCTTCGAAGCCCCTTCGAAGGGGCCTGTTACATGACTGTCGAAAACCCGCCGTTTTGTCATGTTGAACGCCGTCGAATATTTCTCGAAGAACGCCGCCAGATAAGGGTTTCCGGGCAGTGAGTTGTATTCGTTTTGCACGCCCGCGCACCGCTTGTCTTTCGGGTCCAGCGACTCTGCGATCTGGTATTTCGCCATCTCGAACACCCAGACCATCTCAGAGGCCTCGTCATACGCACAAAACCCGGCTTCGATGCACCCTTGAAGCCCCTTCGAAGCCCCTTCGAAGCCCAAACCTGTTTCGTGTGCGATATAAACTTTGGGCACGTAATAAAGGCCAAGCATATTGGCGTGAGGCGACGTCATCAGGTACAAACCCACGATGGTCGCTTCAGTTCCTGCTTTCTTGAGATTCTTGCCGGTGGCACCCATCCAGAATTTCGGACTTACCTTGCCGTAGTCGCGCACGCTTTCAGCCTCGCCCGAAGGGAAGTTGATTATTCAGATCGCGCTCCATACGTGCGATTTGTCTGGGCGAGCGGCCGCGAATCAACTGCCGTTGCTCAACGTGACACACGATTCGCCACAGACGCGTTGCAGCCGGGCTACAGATGAGCGCGCCGAGCGTGTGAATGCGGGCCTCGCGCTCCAGATCGAGCGGAGTGAGTGGGCAGTCGTAGAAGGAAATCATGCGGGGGCCCGCTGACGCAGCAAGCCTTCAAATGTCAAGATCTCGTCGGACGCCGTTATTAGGCGCTCGGCCAGGTCGACCGATGGTCGACGATGGCCATAAGCTATCTGGGAAAAATAGATGTAGTTGGTGCCCGCAGCTTCAGCTACTCGCCGCGCCTCGCCCGAGCCAAACTTCTCTAGAAACTGCCGTGCATTCATAAGAGCCTCCTTTTGCAGAATCATAGCATAGCGCTGTTGTTCCGCACATCGTGTACAATCCGCGGCATTGTCATAGCGAATTGCTAGGAGGTAACCCAAATGGAAATCGCCGCAGTACGCCTTAAAAATCTGGAAGCCCTGATCCGGGCCGCAGGCTCGATGGCAGCCTTGTCTGGGCGGACCGGCATTTCGCCGGCCTATTTGAGTCAGCTGAAAACCGGGCACCGCTTAATGGGATCGGGTGTGTCCCGGAAAATCGAGGAGGCGCTTCGCTTGCCTCGCGGGATCTTGGATACGCTGCACACGTGGGACGGGTTCAGGCCAATGCAACCGATCCAACATGGCGTGTATGACCTTCCGGAGACCGATTTGATGAGACGTTTGGCAACGTCAACTCGAAACGCCCGAGAGCACGGTCTTCCGGATTATTTGTCCTACCACGTAGATGTACCGACCTATCGGAACGCCAATTCCGGCTCTGCAACGTTTGATCAAAGCCTCGACGCGCCTTTCAAAACGGTGAGCTTCGCCCGTTCTTACCTGCGTTCACTGGGGGTAAGCGGAAACACCACAGCTCTTTGTTTATTTTTCGCAGACAGCGACAAGATGATGCCGACCATAAATCCCGGCGACGCGATATTGATCGACATGGCAATCAATGCCTATGCGGGTGACGGAATTTATCTTGTACGCCAAGCGGGTGCGGTCCAAATCTGTCGCATTCAGCTGCAAGGTGATCAGCTTGCGATCAAGTCAGACAACCCACAGTACGATACTTGGCTCACACCCTGCAATTCTGCACAAACAATTCAGATCCTCGGCCGCGCCCATGCCTCCCTACCGATCTCCGCAGCGAAGCGATTCTCTTGAGTTCGCAAATTAATAGCTATTCCATCTTTTTTGCTTGCGCAGATACTAGCTAATAGCTATGATTTACTCAACGTGTCCGACCGCACATTGAGGAACAGATGGACCTGATTCGCAAACAACTTGCTACGGTGACAATGACGAGTTTGGAGCTGGTTGACTTTGTCAATGCTCACCGGAAAGAGTCGGCCGAAGCCGCCGGTGCGGGTTTCCCTTCTAAGGGCTATGCCGCTCTTCAACACAAGGATTTTCTTGAAAAGGTTCCGGCCGTGCTCGGAGCGACATCGGCGAAATTTTCCGCCGATCTCCCCGATGGCTATGGTCGTCCCCGCAGCGGATACCGCTTCCATAAGCGCGAGGCCTGCCTGATGGCGATGAGCTATAGCTACGATCTCCAGGCGAAGGTGTTTGATCGGATGACAGCGCTTGAACAGGAACATGCTGCGGCGCCAGTTCTCCCGAACTTCGCGAATCCCGCCGATTCTGCCCGTGCTTGGGCCAATCAGTTCGAGCAGACTTTGATCGCCGAGCAGGAGCGTGACTTGGCGATCGCAACCAAGGCATTGATCGGTAGTCGTCGTGAAGCGACCGCAATGGCAACCGCATCGGCAAAATCCCGCGAGGTCGCTGCGCTAAAGGAAGAACTTGGCTTCAATGCGCGCCACGCGACAATTCTCGCAGTGGAAAATCAAACCAGCATTGAATACGCTTGGGCGCCGATGAGAAAGTGGTGTAAGGCAAATGGCGTGGCCCCGGCCGAAGTCCCTGACAAGCGATTTGGAACTGCGAAAGCATGGCCGGCCGAAGCATGGCTAAACGTACACGGCGTTGACATTCAACAGATTTTCAAAGGGGGCGAAAGCGGGTAACTGGCTACCAGGAGCGTCCTGTTGTTCAGTTTATTAACTTGGCAGTACTGCCAAGTTGGGTGAACTCGCGCCTACGAATAGAAACGCTAGAAAATTTTGGGGGTTGCCAGAAATGGCAGCTTGGAAGGGTGACGCACGCCTGGTGGCAGCCAAGCGGCGTCGATAATGCAGAGGCAAAACGAAATGAACAAGCCGAATTCTAGTGCACAGCAGCAAGATGTCAATACCTGTAACACCCAGCCGCGTACGTTCGGTCCTTGCACGGCTGCATCGGTAATGAGTTTCCTCTACAACCGCATGGACAAGATGGATGCGGACGAGTTGCGGTTTCTGAGCCGAGCAAGTGAGACCGCTTGCCACATGGCCACCAACCTGGCCAGCACCGTGTCAGGCATCGGGTGTCTCGTTTCGTGGGACGACCAAGAAGGGAAGCTTCAGGCCGGAAATTTCCGATCCGGCAGCGATGAGGTCAGTGCGCTGCTGTTCAATATATCGGAGCAGATCGCCGTCATCGGCGAGATGGCATATATCGGCTCGGAAGCAGCTTTCGGTCTGGGCCAGATGGGAGCCGAACATGTCTGAATCCCAACCGATCAGCGGTCTCGTACGCGACAACTGGCGCAACGACAACGACGACGAACTGTCGACCGTCCATTCCTATCGCATCGCTGAAGTAACGCGGGCCGCCTGTGGCATCCGGGCAATCTCGCGAATCGTGCACAACAGCCTCGGCGAGCCTGACATGAGCAAAACCGCGCCATTAGGTCGCGGATTCGAACAGGGGTTATTGAACGCGATCGAATGCCTCGGCGAATACATCTACGACCAAATGGACGGGATGAGAGAAACGGCGGCCGATGTCGCGGAATTCAACAGCAGGCGCGAGGTGGCACATGGCTAAGGCTGATTATTCCGTCACTACAGAAGACGTCAAAGCCGTTGCTTTCCGCTGCGAGCAGTCATATCACGCCATCACAGCTATGCATGATCTCTGTGAGCAGAACATTAGTTTCACTGGCGACTCCACTGACTGCGTCGGCATCTTCGTTTTGATGCGCGAGAGCCTTCGCAGCCTAGCTCGCGACATGGAAAACTGCGCCGAGATTCTGCAGAACGACCGCGGCGGCCTCGGCTACTTCTCCGCGCACTATGGGAGCGTGTGAGATGGAGCGATTCCTCACGTTTCCGATGCCAACCGGCGATATGCGGCCCCGCATCAAACTCGGCGAGGCTGTGGTCTATGACACGCATACCTCTGCCGTCCCCGGCGACGATGTCGTTATCGAGCTCGTCGACGGTGCATGCATTGTGCGCGAATTGATCGCACTTACTGGGGACGGTCTGCGGTTGAAGTCATATGCGCCATCCACGGTCAGCGCCCTTCCCGCCGCACGTGTGGCTGCTGTATATCCGGTCGTTGCACGCGCCTCCGCATGGCTCATGAATGAAATAAAAGCCGCCCAAGGAGTGCAATCGTGAAAACAATCCTGAAACGCTTCCTGATGAAACTGTGGTCGGTCGAAATCATCACCGATCGCGAGACCGAACTGTTGATCCACTTCTTTGCAGTGGAGGAAGCGTAAATGAACAACTACGAATCCTTTGAAGCATGGGCGCTGGCGAATCAACCTTGGCTGGTCGAGGAAACGGAGAGCGACTTTGATCGGCTGCTGCAGGTGACTGCCCGGCAGGCGTTCTCCGCTGGCGAATCGAAAGTTACCGCAGGGTCGGCGCAGACGGCGAAGCGGGAAGACAACAAGGCCCTGCGCGCACTCTTCACCCTTCCGCCAATCAAGCGGACGGACAGCACCGCGCTAGCCGTCCCTGAGATGCCGAAGGAAACCGTCACGACCGGTGACCGTGAGGTCGATGCTGTCCTTTGGCTGGAAAGCCTCGTCAGGACCGGTCACAAAGCCTATATCGAAAAGGCGCTAGAAGCGGTCAAGCGCATCAAGACGCCAATGAAAGAACTTGAATCTCGCTACACCGAACACTTCCGCCGAGCCGGCGCGCATCCGCTTCAGATTGCGTTCGCATCAATGGGATTCGGTGATCTCGAATCGAAAGCTAAGGCGGCCATCGAGAATGTGAAAGCCGCTCACGAAGCGCTAGCGAGATTCGGCAGCGTCGAAGCGCTCTTCGCTGATACCAAGGCGGAAAAAGCATGCAAGAAAGTGCTTCGCGGCCTCAAACGGGACGACTTTGGATTCTATAAAGACGCCCATGCCAACGAGCGCTTCAGCTATCACTTGCCGCTTGTCCCGTTCTCGATATACGACTGTCTGTATGCCAGGAAATATCACCGTGATCTGTATCGCCTTCGCAATGCTTTTGACGGCTGCGGTGATGGCTTGCCCCAGGCTTTTGCGCACGAATGCTTTTGTCTGGCGATGACAGGACAGATAAAGCCCCGCAACGCCGTTGAGGCGATGGCGGCATTCGACCATCTTTATGAGAGCGATTCGGACGACTCGAAAGAAGCTCCCGCAATCCTGCGAAACCTGATCGTCAGCGGGTGGATAGCGCATTCAGAATCAGATCGGCACGAGGAGTTGGCATGAACAACATTTCGCTATTTCAGTTCAATGGAGAACACGACGTTCGTGTGATCAAGGATGAAGATGGTGAGCCGTGGTTTATCGCCATGGAGATTGCCGCAATTCTGGATTACTCGGACGCGTCCAAAATGACTTCGCGTCTCGACGAAGACGAGAAGTCAAACCGCCAAATCGGCGGTTTGGGTCCGCAAAGCGGTGGTCGTGGTGTGATTGTGATCAACGAATCAGGTCTTTACTCTGCCATCCTTGGAAGCAACAAGCCGGAGGCGAAGCCGTTCAAACGATGGATCACCCGCGAGGTACTTCCGTCGATTCGAAAAACCGGCGGCTACCAGATTCAATTCGGCACTCGCCAGTTGTCAAAGATTGATGTTGAGATCGCCGGCGCTGAGGCGTTTGCACGGATGCTGAAACCGGCACCGTCGAGCCAAATCGCCATGATCGCCCACATCGTCAAGGGCAATGGTGGCGATCCGGCCTTCTTGCCGTCCTACGCCATCGACGCCGCGCCGGACTCACTGACCGGCAGTTCGATGACCACGAAGCCGCTGACCGAACTCCTCGACGCTCACGGGATCAAGATGAGCACCAACGCGTACAACCGGTTATTGCAGGATACCGGCATGCTGGAACTGCAATCCCGTCGCACCACCTCAAAGCGCTATCCGACAGGAATCAAGCATTACTGGGCCATCACAGATGTGGGCCTTTCCTTCGGCAAAAACGTAACGAGCACGAGCAGCCCGCGCGAAACGCAGCCGCTTTGGTATGTGGACCGCTTTTCCGAATTGCACGCGCGGGTAGTCAACCGTCTGGAGGCTCGCGATGCGAACTGATACACACCTCGTCGAACTGCTCGAGCAGCACAACGAGCGCGTGCGCGAACTTGAAAACGCCCTGAAGGGCTTGAGCGACATGTACGTGTCGACGTGGGATGTGGTCGGCGGCGGCCTGATGATGATGGATTCTGGTTTGCAACGCTTTGAGGCCGCACACAAGGAGGCGCGTCGGGTGCTTGGCATCGAACTGATGGAGGTCGATGAAGAAGGCGAACTATATCCAGAGCATCAAGCGAAGGATGCGCGCGCCGCCGAAAGCGTGATCGCCCCCACTGCCAGCGCTCCGGCGCTTAGCGTGGAGCAGAAAGCGGCATTAGACCTGGCCATGCTCAATCTCGAAACCCACGGTGACGATCAGTTGCTGGCTGCAGTGAAACCGCTCATCGAGTATTACGAACGCAGGCAAGCTGCCCGGAATGTAGCGCTGACGACTGCGCAGATCGACGCTATTCGAGTGCGGTTCCGCCCAGACGAAATGCCTTCGCGGGGATTGGTTCAGCGAATCGCCATGCTCGCCGCCCCTCCGCCCCACATGCAGCGGAAAGCGAGGTTAAACATGGCACGTGACCATAAGTCACCCGTGGGCCATCTGCGCGAGCGCCCTGCCTCCCTCCAGGCAGGTGCGATGTCAGTGGGAGACTTCGGGCTTGCTCAGGAGATCGATCAACGTTTCGAGTGTGGCGTCCGGCATCACCTCGCAGAGCGCTCCGTGTGTGATCTTGTCGTAAATAGCACGCCCCTCGGGCGAAAACTCGTCGATGCCACGGGCTTCATAAATGAGGTCACAGAGTTTCGACGCGGCGTCGAGGATAGCTTCGGCTTGCGCCTTGGTAACGGTCGTATTCATGCCCGCAGCTATCGGCAACAGACAAAAAAACTTTAGGGGCAGTTTGCCCCTGCGAGGTGAAGAAATGAATATGCAGAAGACACGCGATGCGCTTGAGGACGCTCTGAAAGCAACGATTAAGCGGATGGCCATCGACAAGTCGACAGGTTATGACGCCGACGCCTTGGCCGCCAGCATGGCCCTGTTCGTCTGGGATGACATCGAACCGGTGTTTGTCGAACAGACTTTGCCGGTTAAGGCCACTGACACGGTAGCGGCTGCTGTCGACTCCGCAGTTTCCGACCAACCGACTAGCGCGCCGCCACTGCCTATCGATTGGAGTCAATACGGCCGGGGGAAAGCGCGCGAGCAACCGAACGCTGAGATCAACTTTTACGCGAAAGCGGGCGAGCTACGAATCCGCGCAGACTTCCCCGCGCACGGCACCGAAGAGGTTGCAGCGCGGATTAATCGACAACTCGAATATTGGAAGAGACAACTTTGATGACGCCGATACAGAGACATTACCGCGTCGATGAAGTCGCGGCCCTTCTCGGCGTTTCGAAATGGACCGTCTATCGCCTGGTGAATGCCGGGCAACTCAAATTGATCAAGATCGGAAAGCGCGCTAGCGGCGTGCCGGCCGATAGTCTGCGTGCACACATGCAGGGAGGAAATGAAAAGTGAACACAACATTTATTTTGCTCGCCCAATATGGCGCGCGCGCTGTTATTCCGATTGACCTGGTTTGTCGCGATTATTTCCCTCACCTCAAGGTCGATAAGCTGCTGGCCAAAGTCGGCGCCGGCGAAATCGACCTCCCGATCGTGCGCATTGAAGGTTCGCAAAAGTCGGCGAAGGGAGTTACCGTGCTGGCGCTGGCCGACTACATTGACAGGCGCGCAGCCGCGGCAGAAAAAGAGTGTGCGCAACTTAAAGGTTAA